CTATGGGTCGCTTTTTTTTGACCCAAAGGAGCTTCTCATGGCAGTGAAAACACAAGGAACGGAACTCTGGTTCCTCGACCCCGCAACCGAAGACCCCGTGAAAGTCGGCTGCGTCACGACCATCACTGGTCTGACCGCAGCGCGCGACCAGATCGAAACGACCTGTCTCGATTCCAGCGCGCGCACTTACGAAGCCGGCATGGCAACGCCCGGAACGGCCTCGTTCACGGTCAACTTCGAGCCATCCGACGACTCGCACACGCGGTTGCATGAACTCTACGTGGCCGGCACGAAGGTCGACTGGGCTCTCGGCTGGAGCGACTATTCGCCGCCCATGCCCGCCGCGGGCCCGACGCCCTCTGGCGACACGGCTGGCAATTTCAACTTGCCCACGACCCGCAGCTGGATCACGTTCAACGGCTATGTGTCTGACCTGCCGTTTGACTTCGCGCTGAACACGGTTGTGACTTCGAACATCTCGGTTCAGGTCTCCGACTTCCCGATCCTCGTGCCGAAGGCTTGAGCATGGGCACGCTCAAGAGCCTCACTCAACTCAGGAATGCCGGTGGCATCCTGAGCCGCGAGCCCGTGAAGGTCGAGGGAACCTGGAAGCACGTCAACGATGCCGGAGAAGAGGTCGAAGACACCTTCGAAATCGGCGTGGTGAAGGTGTCTTTCGGTGACATGGCCGACTTGTTCAAGGAGAAGGATCGCGAACAACTCGCGGTCGGCATGAGCAAGTCAGTGATGATCGCCGATGACAAGGGGAAGATGCAATTCATCTCCTACGAGGATGCCTATCGCCTCGATTCCGGCCTCGCATCCGTGATCCTCGATCTCGTTCGCAAGGTCAATGGTGGTGATCGAAAAAACTCGACGCCGCCGACGAACTCCTCTGTGAACTCGTCCTCGCAGGAATCGGCGGCGGCTCCCTCGAAAGTGCTCGAGAACGCTTGACTTGGGACGAGGTGCAGACCTGGCAGCTTTACCGCGCCAAGAACGGCACCTTGAACCAAGGCCAGCGCATGGAATACCTCATGGCACGACTCTCCCTCCAGATCAATAGAGCCGTTGGCGGCGACTCCGAGATCGGTGCATTCCTTCGCTACCACGAACAGCCCGAAGCTGACATCAGCGATGTCTCGAAGCTCATGGGCGTCAAACAGGTGAACAACCGTGGCAAGTAGATCACTCGGCACGCTCACGCTAGACATCATCGCCAAGATCGGTGGCTACGAAGCCGGACTCGATAAAGCGGAGAAGGAGGCGGTGAAGCGCGCGAAAGCCATCGAGAAGGCATTCGACGGCGCAGCTACCGCAGTTGGAACCGCATTCGGCGTTATGACTGCGGCGGGCGTAGCCGCGTTCGCTGCGTTCTCACGCGGCATCGACGAGGCGGCCAAGTTCCAAGACTTGGCAGAGATGACGGGTGGCAGTGCTGAAGGATTGGCCTCGATCGCCGTCGCCGCGGCTACTGCAGGCGTCGACATGGAGTCGGTGGCTGCAGCATCTATCAAGCTCACCAAGAACCTGACTGGTGTTGACGACGAATCCAAGGCGGCGGGCGCTGCACTGGCAGCACTCGGCATCACCTTGGAAGATTTCAAAAAGCTCGCCCCTGAGCAACAGATCGACACGCTGACCAAGGCGTTTGCTAGCTTCGCAGATGGCACCGGAAAGACTGCCGTCGCGGTTGATCTTTGGGGCAAGTCGGGCGCCGAGCAATTGAAGCTCATGAAGGCGCTCGAGGAGCAGGGCGGCCGAAATGTCATCCTGACCGCAGAACAGATCAAACAGGCCGACGATTTCGCCGACAAGCAAGCCAAGGCCAAGGCAGAACTCGCTCTGTACGCGAGCGCGATCGCGACTCAGATGCTGCCTGCCTTGACCACCTTCACACAGGTGCTCGGCGATGCCGCAAAGGAGATGCTAGGCGTAGGCAACGAATCGAACAAGCTGGGGCAGAACAACGGCGTCTCCATGTTCGCCGAAGATGCGATCTCCAAGTTGGCATTCGTTGTCGATGCGGCTCAAGGCGTCAAGGTAGTTTTCTCTCGACTAGGCGAGTTCATTGGCGCTTCAGCCGCCGCTGCGAAGGCAAAGCTGACTGGCGATACAGCAGGATTGGAGGCGGTCCGAAAGGCATATGACGATAGCCTAGAGAACAGCCAGTTCTCATCTCTGCAGGACAAGTATCAGAAGGCCCTCGCAGACCAACGCGCATTCCGTGCGCAAGCCGCGCGTGAAAACCGAGGGTTCAACCCTGGCCAGAACGTCTTGGATTACCAGGGCAAGACAAAGACTGGCGGTAGTGGTGGTGCCAAGGACGACCCGACCAAGAAGCTCCTTGAGAACGACTTGGCTGCCTTCAAGGCTCAAGGCGATGCCGCAAAGGAACTGCTGAGCGAGCGAAACAAGTTCCTCGACATGTACAACCAGCAGGGGCTGTTGTCTGTCAAGGACTACTACTCGCAGCTGCAAGCCAATCTCGACGAAGCGACCGCTGCGCAAGCCAAGTCGATCGACGACCAGATCGCGGCGCTGCAGAAGTACAAGGCTGCTGCGAAGAAAGATACCGAAGTCGCCGATGCCCAGGGAAAGATCAACAAGCTCGAGGAGGACAAGGCAAAGCTGTACCGCGCCTCTGGTGCTGCCTCTATCGAGTCCAGCATCAAACAAGTCCAGGCGCAGAAGGCCGTCAAGGATGCCTTTGACGAGGTAAATGCCAAGATTCTGGAGTACCAAGGCAATCTGCGTGCGGCCGGAGAGATCCGGTTCGACGCGCAAAACGAGAAGCTTCTTACCCAAGCGCAGGCCGAGGGTAACACCGAGATCGTCGAGCGTATCGGCCTGTTGAAGCAGTACACGCTCGCCCAGGCCGACATCAACAAGCTGCAATCGCAGTTTTCTCTCGCTCAGGGCGACCTTCAAATCGCTGAAGAGCGGATCAGCATCGCCCGCGACCGCGGCACGATGGGCGAGCTCGAGAGCCTGAAGGCAAGCGGCGAGGCACGGAAGGCGGCCGTTGCTTTGATGGAGAAGCAACTTGCCGTGTTTCAGGCAATGGATGCTGCCGCGCGCACACCTGAACAGACACAAGCGATCGAACGACTCAAGGTCCAACTTGAAGGACTGAAGGCAACGGTCGACCCGCTCGCCGACAAGTTCAACACCCTCTTTGCCGACTCAGCAGGCTCCGCGCTCAGCGACTTCATCAACGGCACCAAGACCGCCAAGGAAGCTTTCAAGAGCTTCACTGACAGCATCTTCAAGGAACTCACGAGTCTCATTGTGAAGGACTTGTTCAAGCAGCTGTTCAACGGCGGGGGCTCTTCGACGGGCGGCGTCGGGTTCGATTTTGGAAAAATTCTCTCCAGCTTCTTCGGGGGCGGTGGCGCTGCGCCTAGTTTTGCCACTGGCGGCTTCACTGGGATGGGTGCTGCCAACGACCCGGCCGGCATCGTCCACAAGGGCGAGTACGTGCTTACCTCAGAACAAACGAAAAAGATCGGCGTGTCGAACCTCGACCGCGGCGACTTCGGCGGCGGGACAGTCGTCAACATCAACCAATCATTTGCGCCTGGCACAGACCGCAGGACGGCTGACATGGCGGCCTTGTCGGCAAGCCGCGCCATGCAGCGCGCACGGAGGAATGAATGACCATCGTCGTCAAATCAGATGTGGTGATGGACGAGTGCGTCTTCCTCATGAACGCTTCTGGGCGTTCGACTCGTCAGAACGATCGGTCAGTCAACCAAGGCGGATATGGAACGGTAAATGTTGTCCGTGATGTGACGCTGTCTCAGTACATCTTCGGCGCCAAGCCGATGAGCGTAGAGGCATGGCGCGAAGTAGAGGGCGTCTATGAGGACACGGACGCCGGAGCTTATGGGTTTCTTATCAAGGACCCTAGCCGTCACTCTGTCACGGTAACTGATGGTGCGTTGCAGGGTTACATGGCTGGCGTGCAGTTCGGTACAACTGGATTCGGCAACGGGACGCCTCTCTACATACTGGGTCAACTCACCAAGCCTCAGAGCACTTCTCGCACGAGATTCCGAGTTCGGACGCGGCCAAATGGCACACCTTCGGTTTTCCGGGGAGGATCACCAGTGACCGTGGGCGTGGCAGCGGGGAACATCAGCTTCAGTTCAGGGCCCGTCTACGTCACCTTTGTGCCAGATGCGACCAGAACCATTGATTCCGTCACTGTCGGCGCCACCACCCAGGTGAACTTGTCTTCGGCCATCACGGGATTGGTCATCGGTGGACGCCTTTGGCTTCAGGGCTTAACTGGAGCCGATGCGGCGCTTTTGAACAACCTGAGCCACCAGATCACGAATATTGCCAGTGACGTTTACACGCTCGCAACCAATACGGCAGGGAAGACGATCACGGTTGGAGCGGGCGCGGCCCACAAGTATCCGCAGCCTGACGAGTCACTGCGGTGGGCAGGACAGTTTTATGTGCCTGTGCATTTCGCAACAGATGACCTCGATTGGGACGTTGTGCTTGGAGGTGATGTAGACGACCGATTGATCGCTGGCCCGAGCGTGACCCTCATGGAAGTTCGAGAAGCATGAGCAAGAACATCTCCGTCGCGCTCAAGGCGCACTATGCCTTGGGCTCGACGACGATTGCCCGCTGCTGGCGCTTTGAGCGCCGAGACGGCCTGATTGTCACCGTCACGACCTGCGCGCGCGACCTGCTCATCAACGGCGAGATCTACCGCTCCAAGGATGGCGTCAACCCAACGGCCATTGCACAGCAGGCCGATGGCGCGGTCCAGAACTCCGAAGTCAACGGCACGCTGTCGACGGAGTTCGCTTCCGAGCTAGAAATCATCAGTGGCCTATGGGACCGGGCCGACGTCACCGTCTTCGAGGTGAACTATCGCGACTTGAGCATGGGCCAGGTCATCCTGCAGACGGGAACTTTGGGCGACGTGAAGGCGGGGCGCTCTGCGTTCAATGCCGAGGTCCGTGGCTTGAACCAGTTCATGCAGCAGACCACGGGACGCGTCTTCGGCCCGACGTGCCGCGCGAATCTTGGTGACGATGAGTGCAAGGTGGACGTTGAGGCGCTGCGCTTCAGCAGCACGCTCACGGCAGTTGCGGACCGCAGAACCATCACCGACTCGGCGGCCACACAACCTGATGACTGGTTCGGCGCAGGAGTGCTGCGCATCGAGTCCGGCCCTTCGGCTGGCGCGGAGATGGAGGTTCACAGCTTCTCTGCCGGCGTCTACGTACTCGCCCTTCCTTTTGCCTTCAACCCAGAGGTGGGCATGTCGTACTCCGTGTTGCCCGGTTGCAGGAAGCGCCACACGCGCGGCTCACGCAATCCCCTGGGCATTTCGGACTGCAAGGACAAGTTCGACAACGTCATCAATTTCCGAGCCTTCCCGCCGTCGATGTTCCCCGGCAACAACCGCATTCTCGGCCTTGGGGCCAGCAAGTCATGACCACACGAGCGGAGGTTGTCGCTGCAGCGCGGCGGTATATGGGCGCGCGCTGGTCGCATCAAGGGCGCCGTGACGACGCCATGGACTGCGGCGGCCTGGTCATCAAGGTGGCGCACGACCTCGGACTCTCCGACTTCGACGTGTCGGGCTATGGCATGCAGGCAACCGATGAATCGATGCTTGAGCTCTGCCGCGAGCATCTCGTCGAAGTTCCGCAGGACGCCATGGCCGCGGGCGACATCATCGTCATGCGGTTCGGCGGCAATCGACATATCGGCATCGTCGGCGACTACAAGTATGGCGGCCTCACCGTCATCCATGCGCAGACCGCGCACCCGCGCGCAGTGGTTGAAAGCCGGCTCGATGCTGACTGGCTGCGCATGGTCAAAGCCAGCGTTGCTGCCTGCTTCTCGTTCCCGGGGGTATCCGCATGAGCATGCAGCAGGCTCTCGGCGTGATCGGCGGCGTCGTCGGGGCATTCTTCGGCTACCCGCAGCTCGGGTTTGTTGTCGGCTCGCTCATTGGTGCCGCACTCACGCCCAAGGAAAAGATCGAAGGACCGCGGATCGACGACGTGAAGGTCTCGGTCAGCCAGTACGGCGGAGGCATCCCGGAGACCTGGGGCAACAATGTGCCGCCAGCAACGTGGATCTGGTCGACCGACATCATCGAGATTGGCACCACGACCAGCCAGGGCAAGGGGGGCGGCGTCGAGAACACCACGTACCGCCAGTTCCTGCACGGCCTGTTGTGCCTTGGCAAATCGCCGGAGCCTGGCACATCCGTTTCTATCCGCAAGGTATGGGTCGATGGCAAGCTCCGCTACGACTCGTCCACCGGCATTTCGGTCGGGCAGGCGCTGGCCACGCAAGAGAACCCGTTCGCCACCATCGCGCTGCTTCCCGGCTTCGAGGACCAGCTGCCGGTCGCGATCATCGAAAACTACGAAGGCATCGGCAACGTTCCGGCCTTCCGCGGGGTGATGAGCCTGTTCGTGTTCGGCCTGGAGGCGCCTGGCGGCCGAATCCCACAACTCTCATTCGAGCTTTGCGTTGGCGCTGACATCGTGGTGATCAAGAGCGAGTATTGCTCTCGGACGGATGATCGGGTCGCTGGCGAGTCTCTCATCGGCCTCTGTGGACCTACAGAGATCGTTCATTCGTACATCGAAACCACCGGCTATCCACGACGGTTCCGGAGTTGGATGGGCACATCGGGCGCCTTGACGCCAATCGGCACATTCCCCGAGGTCGAGTCTTACAGTTCAGCCCACCCGACTGCGGGTCTGATCCCAGTCAATGGCCGGCAGGAGTTCATTCAGGTCGCGTTCGACTCTCAGGCGAACTACGACTCTTCGCTCCTGACGGTGTATGTCGTCAACGCAACCTCGGGCGCGTCGAGTGCTTTGGCTTCGCTACACCTGGTAGGTGACACGCTCAACTCATTCCGCTGGGCATGCTACGACGAGGCGAACGGGGACTACTACCTGATCCCCAACTTCGGGTCCACGCAGCCGAGCTTCTACGCCATCCGAGGCGCCGAATCCATCGAGTTGCCAATGCCTGCAGCCGGATTCGGGCCGTGCGCAGCCTTCGACGGCAAAGTGCATTTCATCCAGGCGGCGGGAACCCAGGTCACACAGGTGGATGGAACCTCGGGCATCGCGATAGACACGCTCACCCTGCCGGGAGCTGTTGCCATCGTCAGCGGCTCGGCCCTCATGTGCGCCAATGAGCGGGGTGTTTTTGCGCTTGCCGTTGGAACTGGTGGTGGATCAACCCAGGGCATCTATGTTCGCGCGGCAAGCTCCTATGTGCTCCTGACGAGCGACGCCATTGTTCCGGGCTCACCGCTCTATTCGACTTTCTACGCCAACGAGCAGTTCGCCATCGTCGGCCCGTCGGTCCTGTCGGGTGTCGTCTACTACTTCATGATCCGCTTCGGCGGCATTGTGCCAGTGCCTGCGACCGTGGCCCAGATCATCGAATCGCACAGCCTGCGCGCAGGACTGCAAAGCGGGCAGTTCGATGTGACGGCCATCGACGACACGGTCTGGGGCTACACCACCGTCACTCCCGCCAGCGCGCGGTCCAACATCGCGCCCTTGATGACCTATGGCGCGATCGCGAGCGTCGAAGAGGATGGTCTCATCCGCTACTTCCATCGTGCTGACCAATCGTCGGTGGCAACGATCGCATGGGATGAGTTGGGCGCCGCGGAGGTTGACCAGGATTCCGCAGAGCCGTTCGGCCTCAGCCGATCTGATGCGAGCGTATGCCCACGCAGCGTGACGGTCGCCTATCTCAATCCTGATTTCGATTACCAGACCAGCACTGAAACAGCTCGGCGAATCGTTGTGGATTCGGAGCTCGATGAGCAGGTGGAAATCGCGGTGGCCATGAGCCCTGACCAGGCGGCGACAATCGCGCGCCGCATCCTCTACGAACGCTGGGTCACGCAGATGACGCGCTCGGCCAGCCTGACGCGCAAGTACGTCTATCTCAGCCCTGGCGACGTGGTGAC